AATCCTACAGTTCCTTCTTTTTTATCAACCGAGTAAAGATGTGTTCGTCTTTCAGCTACTTTAGATTTGGAAAAATCAATGTCAGTATAATTAGCCTTTAACTCTACACCTGAGTCTCCCACAGGTTGCCTAATTAACGATGAGTCTATTCCTCCGAATCCTGAAGTAATCTCATCATCTGCATCTTTTAAAATATTTAAATCTTTTTCAACATCTGCAAGAGCGTCCACGCCATCATCTACAGCTTTTTTGTAAGCGTTTTGACTTTCTTTTAATTTAGCCGATAACCTTTTAAACTCTCCCGTGCTCATCATTCCCTTATTGGAAACTCCTTGGGATTTCATTCCTTCTTGAAATTCCAGTAAATCTTTTTCAGCTTTTTCTAAAGCAGTCCGACGACGACCCAAAGTAAAATGTATCTTGCCTACTTTAAGGAGACGCATAGCACCGTTTACTCCTGCGCCTAGTACAACACCTTCTCCTACATTTTTTAACCGAGTTGTGTACTCAGCCATAATAGTGCGTTCATTCTTAACAAATTCTTCTGGATCAATAGCAACCCAATCTGAAATAAAATTATAAAAATCTGGATTAGATTCTTTCCAACCTTCGGCGTCAGCTTTGTCTTTTAAAAAAGTACCTAAGTTTCCCTGACTAGGATCAAAAGAAATAAAATCACTAACAGCCCCATATCCTGCGCCCTGCAAAAGAATTTGAGACCAAGTGCGAGCGGATACTGCAGAAGATCCAGCTCTAGAAGTTAAAGGTACACTAGCTTTAGTACCTTCTTTAACTTCTTTTTCTAGTTTTTTCTTAGTCAATGCTTTTGCACCTTTTACAGTACCTAAGCTTCCTAAAAAACCCGTAGCCCATTGTGACATACCGGAAACTGCACCACCTCCGATTGTTTCAGGTTCGTAAAAAGACTCCTGTGGAAAAGCTCGATGGCCTTTACCAAAAGTTGCCATCCCTAAGTTATGAAGTGAAAGCCCTGCATTATACACACCACCTACCACAGATTTACCTAAGTCTTTTGCAGTCCACCATTCCTTATTTTCCATGCTGTTACGCAAAGATTCAGATGCTTCTTCAGGATCTAAAGAATCATATTGAGCCTGTAGCTCCCTAACCGCAGCAGCTTGAGCCGCTACACGGCGACGGCGGGAAGCAAGTTGCTGTAAGTTAGTGCTTTGTGTGTTTTTAGGTAATTCAGCCATTTTAAAAAATAGGATTTAAAAGTTTTTGACTTTTTTCTTTTCATCAAAAGTCTCAGGATTTGTATCTCTTTTTAATACTTTAGCGGCATCGCCTAAATCAACAACTTTAGTTGTTTTACTTTTTCCTTTAGATTTGCTGCTGCCTTTTGTTGGTTTGGTTGGTAGCGGTTCTTTAAAAAACCATCCATCTTCTAATTGTTCTAAACGCCTACGATTACTAATAGGAGTTCCTGTTAAACGAATGGACTGAACTCGATTAGGAAGGCTTAGGTTTTTTCCTGCTGTTTCTAAACCTAACCAGTTAATTAAAGGAACTACTTTTTTTCCATCCCGACCCGCAAGAATAACATAGTTTTCAGCATCAGCTATAAAATCAGTTACCAGTTTGTAAACTGGGTCTACTTTAGTTCCTCCAACTTCTTTCCAATAATCCGACGATATTTCTGTTCCTCCTAATCTACGCTTAAAATCATATAAATATTTTTTACCGTCTTTAGTATATTCTGTCGGAATTTTATTTTTCCAAGACTCAAGCTCTTGACCTCGTAAAGCTGCTTGATTAGTTAGTTCTAGGTACTGAGCAATAATATCTACTAATTGATTCATCTCTTCTTGAGAAGCCCCTTGCATTCCCAATCCTTCAATTATAAGAGAAGAGTGTTCTACAAGATCCATTTCTCTTTTACGAGCGGCTTCAGCTTCAGCAGGATCAGAAGGAGGCACATACCGACCTTCTCCATCTACTTTAGATGAACGGTATTTCATCATGCGTTGCATAGTACGCATAATAGCGTTAGTAAATTTATCTGCTTCAGCTTGGAGAAAATCTTTTCCAATTCCCTGAGAGTCGCTTCTATGTAGATTGGAGTTCCAATCCATAGGATCTTCAAGAGACAATAGGGAAGCTTGCGAGTTAATAAAACGATTTAACGTAAGAGACATCTTAGGATCAAAGTAACCGTCATAATTTCCTGAAGGGTGTACTAAAGAACCTAGTCCTTCAATATCTGTACGAATCTCTGGATAAAAATTAGCTAAAGCTCCTAAAGTTTGTTTAACACTTTGTTTAGCTTCTTCTGGCATCTTCTCCCAACGCATTGTTGAGATCTTCTGAGCTAGTTGATTTTTTATTATTTCTACAGACGGGGCTTCAAACCCTTGTTTTTCCCAATACTCTAAAGACTCGTTATAAGCGTTAGCTGCTTCCTCTGCTTCTGTAGGATCAGCTCCCTCTTCAAATGTAGAAAACAAATTATAATAACTTAAATCCAAAGAGAGACCATCTTCTGAATCTCCGGTATCCATCCGGTAAACCTTAGAATCCCTCGGTTTAAACTCAAGCGGCTCTTTGCTAGAGTTAACCTTAGCAAGTTGAAGAGCTGCGACACCTCTAAACATCGAAGGTGAAGGGTCTTTAGTAGGATCAAGTTTATCCGAGTCGTTTGTAACTAAACTATTATACTCAGAAATTAAAGTATCTAAGCCCCGCGATTGGGGGTTAATAAACAGATCAAACAAAGGTTGCATTTCCCGTGCGGCTGTTTGGTCGTCAGGAAAGAATTTAGTGTTATCGGGAGTAATAGCACCGTATTTAAAAGCATACTTTCCCTCTTTATCAGAGGTTAAGTCTAATGGAAAAGACTTTGGGTTAAACCCAATTAACAAAGGTTTTCCGTTGTCCTCTAATTCGTCATCTATTTGAATGTAGCGAAACCCTCTCGCCCTCTGGTGATTAGATGTAGGCAACATAGAGCTTAAAGGAATATGCCTTCCCATTTTAGTTCCATGTAAAAAGATGTTTCTAAATTCGTCGTCTTTTGTGTTTTTCTTGTAGATGTCTAGATTTTTTACATAGTGCTTTGCTAGCTTTTCTTGGAGATCGAAATAAGATTTATTATATTCTTCTTGATTAGGGGCCGCGCCTAGTGAGCGGTGGCTTTCCATACGAGTATTTAAATAATCTAATTCATCGTAAAAAGTTGGAGTACGAGATCTTCCTAGCTGTGCATAATGATGTGCAATTTCAGGCAAAATAATAGGAGACTCTCCATCGTCAATAAAACCTGCATCTTTTAATTGGTTTTCCATAGCAAATAGTTTTTATTTTGATCTGTTTCTTGCAGCCAAGACTTCTAAATGATCGAGCCAGTCTTTCCATCCTTTAAATTTTTCTCCGGTAACTGGATTCTCTGTATCCTGAATAGTCTGAAGCATCAACACACTGGGAGAAGCATCTAAAAATTTCTTAGCAGGGGTGTCTCCGATTGCAGGCAGCTCTATTGGATCTTTAGATTTACTTAATGTAACACTTTGTAAAAAGTCATTAGCAGCTTCTGAATCGTAGTTAAAATGTTTGAAAACCTCTGTAATTTTCTCACGCCAAGCTATATTTTTTTCCGCTAAAATTTGTTTTTGTTGGTCGATAAAGCGACCCTCTCCAATAGTTCTTCCAAAAATTACTCTATCTTTAGGGTCAAAAAAAGTATTAGCAGTGGTTTTGTTCAATGCTGCACCGAAGTTTGCATCCATGCCTATAGTAGCTTTGCGGATGTTTAAAAGCAGTCCAGCTCCTTCATGTTTTTCAAAGTTGCGTAAATCAAATAAAAAAGAGCGTTTGTTAATTAAGTCTTCGACTACAGTTTTTCTAACTGCAGGATCTACTGTTCTAAAATCATCGTTGGTTTCAAAAGCTCTTTTTAAATTCCAACTATCTAACTCCATAAGCCTTGGTAACATTTCATCTACCAAGTTATAAAATTGATCGTTGCCTTGAATAGAGTCTAAATGTGTTCCCCTGAAAGCAGCACTAACAGCTTCTAAAAGTTCTCGTCGTGTTTCTAATTCTTTATGTATAATTCCAAAAGGATTGTTTCGTTCTCCAACAATAGTTTCAACCATACGGTCAAAAGCTTCGTTAAACTCTTCATCAGACCACCGTTCTCCATGTTTTCCTTTAGGATCTGTAAGAGTATTAACTAATAGTTTTCGGGCATCTTCTTTAAACTCACCCATTAATTTTTCGTAATGGGCGCGTCTTTCTTTAGCATTTAAATTTCTGTTATCAGCAGATTTTTTTATAGCAGTTAAACTGTCTCCCAAACCTTCTATTGTTTCAGAACGATTAAAGACATCTTTAAGAACATATCCTAAAGAGTCTTCTGTAACTACATTTCCGTTGGCGTCTTTTATTTTTTCATCTTTTAATAATGTTTTAAACTGAGTTACTAAAGTCAAAGGGTCGTGGTCATAAATAAAACCTAAATCAACTACTTCTTGAGAAGTAGCTAACTCCCAACTTCCATCTTCCTGTTTAACAGGTATTTTAACATTAATGGGTTTTTCTAGTGCTTCGAGAAACGCGGTTTGATTTAAATCAATAAGGTTTAAAAGATTAGTTGTTTCTTTTTCACGCTGATTAGCATCCTCTGTTTCTTGTGTTTTTAGGGCATCAGCTAACTGAGACTGCAACCTGCGCTTTAAAACTACATATGGCATTTGACCTTCTACAGCATACTTACCAACTAACGCATTGCTGCCTGACTCTCGAACTGCCATCATTTTGTCCACACGGTTTATAGCGTCTCCAATAGATTTTACAGTGACACTTCCTAAGTTGGGTGGAGCAACAACCTCTCCTTCGATATGTGCTCGGAAAGTATTAAACAGTTCTTTTCGTTTATCTTCTCTAGGATCTAAGCCTAGACCAAAAGCTTTTGCGTAGTTCCAATCTGGACTTTCAGGATCTTGGGTTTGGGGGCTGTATAAATCTACTGCTCCTTCGTAATCTCCAGAATTAAGATGTTGGTTTACTAAACTAGAAAACATTTCTTTGTTTTTAGTGTAAACCTGACTTTCGTAATCTTCTATCCAAGATTGCTTTAGTTTGCCCAGAATAGGCTGGATGCTTTCTCCAAAGCCTAAGTCACGCGCCATTGCAGTATCTGGTAATTGGTTTATTAGCCCCTCCAATCTAGGCCCAATAATTTCTGAATCCATCTTTTGACTGATCTCATCAGCATTTAAATCTTGTTCATGAATACTTTGAGCAATCCAATCAGAAACACCTTCGTTCAACGCTGCTAAAGTCTGAGGAGATTCTGCAAAAAGTTTACCAGCATTATAATGAAAAGCTTTTACAGTAAACGGGTTTAAGCCAGTAGGTAGATTACGACTTTGTTTGATTAAATTATTAAGACCTTTACGCTGAGCTGCTAAGGCCATAGCTCGGCCTTCTTCTGTACCTTCTTTCTGTTCTTTCTCAATTAAAACATCAGCCCACGAGTCAGCCGCTTCAGAAAACTTCTGCATTAACCCGCCTAACTGGGTTAAATCATTAGATTGACTGCGGTTAGCGGGTTGAGCATAACCGAAAGTATCGGTACTGGCCTGAGGTTTAATCTGAGGCCGACCAATACGTTCGAACAAATCTTTTACTTGAGGGCGCGGCATAATTTATTAAATAGATTCAGGGTTATCTTCAGCTTCTTTAATCTGGTAAATTTTAGCACCTGTTTCAGCCGCTTGCGCACCCCACGACAGAGCCGCTGCAAAAGCGTTAGGCTCTTGAACAGGAGTCATGGTAGCGTACTGTTGTTGCACTAAGCCTAACCCAATGTCTTCTAAAGAACGGTTAACTTCTCGTGTACGCATCTTTTGTTCCGCATCTAACGAGTAAATATACGAAGACTCTTGTGCTCCAATTTCAGAATATAAGTGTTGAACTGACAATCCTGTAACACCTGCTGCACCAGCAGATAACGTGACGTCTGCCCTAGCTTTAGCAGCTTGCTTAGCTACTTCTTCTCGTTGACGGGCTACAGCTTCTCGGTTTTGTATATCTTGAGCAATAACAGCAGACTGCTTGCGTTGAGCTGCTTGCCTTTGTAGATCAGCAGTGTGACTTTGGTATGCTCTTTGGTTTTTTGCGGCCTGTTTTTGTCCTCTATGGGACACACCCGCGCCTACTGCAGACATAACAAGACTTGCGACCATCATTTCGGTGACGCCGCAAGCCAGTATAAAACTAGAAGGATCTAACATACCTATGTTCTTTCTTTATAAAAATGTTTAAACGTACGCCCTTCGTATCCAAAGTTATGGACGTCCTCTATAAAGGTAAAACCTAACCATTTCAACCATTGAATATGCTTGGTGTTACGCTTATCTACATAATTACCTAAAATTTTATAAGCCCCGAACAATTTTTCTACCCAAAACTTTGAGTTTTTTAAGAAACAAATACGCTTACTACCCTTAGAAAACAAAGCGTCAGACCCAAGAAACCAGACGTCTCCTGAAGTTCTATCTTCTCTGCTGCAAGTTCCAAACATAGCTAACGGTTCTTTTGTTTCGTTGTCTTCTATTGTGTAACAAACATTAGAGTGCTGGAAACTAAACAACAAACCTGTAGTCCCATCTAACCCAGCTATAGCATACACCTCGTTTTTATCGGCTTCACGCAAGTTAGGCCCAAGTTCAGCAACGTCTGATACATAGGCTGTTCTAACGGATATTTCTTTGTAGTTACACTCGTCCAAATCTAGTCTTGTAGGTTGCTTCGTATTCCATTGTTAAAAGTACAGACGGAAAAGGTGAGTCATTGACTACCTGAATGTCCACTTCACTTCCCTGAGATTTAACAGGAAACTTGAAGGTTCCGTCTTTTAGAACTAAAGGCCCACCTATAGTAAAACCAGAGGTATTCAAGGTGCGGCTTTCAAAAGGGTAAGTACGAACACTTCGACCAACTGAAGTTACTTTGACTTTAAAGTTAGCAGTGTTATCAAACGTAAGAATACCGTGGCGTACTTGAAAACGACCCGAAGATACTGTGGATTTCATCCCTTGCTCATTACCCATCTTTAAGTAAGGCTTGTTAAAGGTGTAATCAAAAGAATACTGATCTCCTACCCAGAATTTTCGAGAGGTTATATCACCGTCTACAGTAACAGTATTAGTGTCGCCTGACTGAGTAACAGAAAACCTAGTACCATCTTTTTCAGAACCACCATCAGCCCGTGTGGCTATGTCTATAGTTCCGTAAGATGTAAAAGGAAGGGTAACTGTAGTTACCTGAGTCGCGCTGTCATAAGACAGTGTGCAATCTGATTCTTTAATTCGTCGGTCTAACTTAGTTTTAAACTCAGAGTTAGAATCTTTATCTTCTTCTTTAAAAGACAAAGACTCTAGATACAGCCCATCAGTTCTAGCTATTACAATGTATAAATCTTTCTCAATAAAATCTATGTTCTTTACTGTAGAGCCTGTATCAAAAGTGTACTTAGACCACGCTGATTGCACACGGTCTCGTCCTCTATACAGGTAGCGATACACATATAGTCCGTTGGTTAAGCCAGAAGACGTTAGAACTACAGTAGGATCTGAAGAACTACTGGCCATCTTAGTAATGCTGCCAGAAATGTACGAAGGAATATGTGCGCTAATATCATGACCATCCATTGTTTCTGTATCTGGAGATACAAAGTATTCCATAACACCAGCAAAGTCTCCTCGAAGAAACGGGAAGTAAATACTGCTGCCACTAACTGTAGCATCTGTAGTGCTATCCACTTCAAACTCTGTTTCCTGGCTAATAGACACCGTAGATGGAGTAAGTACGTCACCACCAGTAAGCTGGAACTGTGTCCGGTCACTAAACAAAATTAAATTACGGCTAAACGGTACAGCACTGCGAAGTATAGATACTTTATTGTGACTAGCCCGTACATCAACAGGGTCTGTGCCTAAAGTTTGAGTAACAGTAGTTCGGAAAAAATTAAAATACTCCCCAGCTTCAGACAAAGACACGTTTTCACCTGAGAGAAACCCAAGTCTATCCCTGAATAACACAATGTTATTTATAGTGCTGCCCACAAAGCTAGGATCATTGTTAGACTCAGTGTCGCCTACCGTTCGGTCGTCCCAAGAACCTTCTTTAAATGTAAAATCGCCTGTAGATTCTCTAATTAAGGTGTGGCAAAAAGTAGAAGCATCTATTTTGTACTGTATATTAGGAGCAATGCTTTCAGACCAAGAGCCTTTACCAAAAGGTTCGTTTGTAGGTGCGTCTGCATTAAATTTTACAAAGTAATCATCTTCGTTGTTTTCAACATTACCTATAACTTTGGCTCTTTGACCGTCTCGGCAATACAAAGGTAAGTCCGTAAAAGCATCGGCTTCAAATTTAACAACACCTAGTCCCGTGTCTCCTAAACCATCGTGAACTGTAATCTCAAAGTCACTTCCGTCATCTTTTTTAATTTCTAGGGTTGACCCTTGTTTACTTGTGTCGCTTGGGTCTCCTACCCTAGTAATAGTAAACCCTGTGGGCGTACCTATAACTGTCTGAAGTTGTCCTGCAATATAGTCTGTAGCTATTTCGTCTCGGTGAGAACCAGACGATCCATCTGGAGAGTTATATTGATAAGTTACTCCATTTAGATGGACGTTGTAGTCAGTACCGTAGTCACCTTGTTTTACATAAACGTAAGCTTTGTACCTAGTATCTGTAGATACAGCAGCATCCATAGCCACTGTGGTTCCTGTGTTAACTATGAAAGTGTAGTCAGCAATACTGGTAGCTTTAAATTTTTCTGATGGAGTTGTAGTCAGCAAATACTGTGCGCTATTAGTCGTAGTTACTGTCTTTTCTGTTTTAGCTATAAGATCAAAAACAGCAATAGGATCTAAACTTACTTCCTGAGTTCCAGATCCAGCATCAGTAATATCTAGTGCGCTACCTCCGCTTGTTGTAGATACCTGAAAATCATTAGTGTTAGGATTTATTACAAAATAACGATCTGTTTTATTTAAAGTACCTAAAGTGCTGCCGTAAAACCTAAGCTCATCTCCTGCAACAAACCCGTGAGCTGTGCAGTTAATGGTATCTGTTCCCGCATCAATAGAAGTTATGGTTTTCTTTGAAGCCGCTCGAATAAAGACCATGTATCTTTCAGTTGAGTCTCTGTTCAAAGCTTCAGCCCACACATCAGACGGGGCTGTGTTAAAAATTTTAGCTATATGTTCTGTGGGATTCCTTTTAGACAGCCCAGTAACAGGAGAAGACATCCCGTTTATTTGTTCCTGCGCTTGGCTAGGAAACTTCTGAGAGTCAGCCTGTTGAGACACGCCGTTCAACAGGTTTTGAATTGTGGTACTTATTTGTGCCATGTTACCAAGCTGTAGTACGGCGATAGTCGCTAATAGTTTTTAGAGGCAGAGTCCCATCAAACACTGAGTAATCTGAAGCCTCAGAATCATACTCTCTTAGAGTAGCCAGAGCTGACAGTTCTTCTCGCATACCTACTTCCCTTAAATCTTCAGCTCCTACAGCTCGGTCTTGGAATAACCGTGCGCTGCGAAGAGTAATGTAACGGCGAGCCGCTTCTGGTAAATCTTCCCAAGGCAGAGACATAACTTCAGTTGTTTTTATCTCTGATTCATCAAATTCGTAGCTATTATCAGCACGATTATAGAGCTTATTACCCCGCAAAGAGACGTCCATGTTACCGTAAACACCTACTTTAGTGTCAATTCGTAGTACAGTATCACTTAAAACAATTTGTTTATTAGCATCGGGCGTATGAACAACGTCGTAATTAGTGTTAAAATGCCATCCTTGGGACAGAACCTCTACTGTTACCTCGTCCAAAGTACGCTCTGCTAGGCTTACATCGCCCACACCGCCAGCATCTTCTAAGCTGTTTACAGGAGCTTCTCCTATAAAACTAAGCATTTGATTTACTGCCTGAAGTTTTGAAGTTTTTCCTAAAGTCGCCATATCAAGAACCCTTATTAGCTAAGTCAAAACAAATTACAATAAAAAAAGAGAGGAGTCCACTAGGGACTCCCCTCTCGTGAGGGAGGGTGAAGAACTATTAGTCGTTCATCAATACCACGCCGCACTCAGGACGCAGACCACCATGGCCCATAGCGTACTTGGCGACCATCAACGTACCTTGACGTTGAATTTGGTATTCGCTCTCAGTTGCGAGGTCTTGCAACTTAACAGTACCGACAGAGGACTTGTGGAACACAAGGCCCATGACGTTAGCACCGAAGTCAGCCGAGTAGGTGTTAGCCTGACCCGTTTCGGAACTAATGTTAGCGGAAGGCAAGTGATTGGTTTTAACAACCGTCACACCAGCCACACGCAGAACGGAACCTTCGGAATACGAACCCTTACCGTCCCAATCGCGGTTAATAGCGAGGGCAGCACCGCCACTGGTCTCGGCTTGCACCAAGTTGTAGTAGCGTTGTGGGTTCACCAGCACATAACGATCCGAAGCAGGAACATCCTTCTCATCGAGAAGTTGAGCCGCAGCGTAGATCGCTTTAGCGAGGCGAGTACCGTTGGTGTCCATGTCGGCGGAACCGTTACCGAGGAACCGAAGGTCATCGGTGTCAGTACCAGCAGTAGCACGAACCACACTGCCGTTTTTGTTACCAGTAACGGTAGCAGAAGCAGCAGTAGCAGAACCGGAGCTGAAGCTCGCAGCATTAAGCAGAGCCGTCTGGATAACCTGACGGTCAAACTTGTTAGCCAGCGCACGGCCCAGTTCACTGGAGTAGATCGAGCGAACATCATAGTGATTCCGCAGTTCGTCGAGGTTAGCGACAAAGGTGGAAGCAACGAGCAGTTCGTCGATGTTGATGATTTTCTCAGCGTGTTTGATCGCCTGAACGCCACCGCTATTGGAGGAGTTAATTAGATCTTGCCCAACAACGTGGTAGCCAGCAGTGGCAGTACCAGTTACGGGGAACTGAGCGGATTTACCATTGTTAATGGTACGAATAGTGTGGAGGGGTTTCATCACATTCGTTTCTTCGAATGTCGTGAGAACCTCCCCAGCGAATTTCTTCAGGAAGATAGCCTTCACATCGCCAGAGGCGTTGATTTGGCCCAACCTTGATGGTGTTACATCAGCCATTTTAAATTCCTTTTTTCAAGGGGTTAATAATAATTAGGTTTCACACAACCTCGTCGTATTCGATTGCAATTAGTTGTCCTACCGTAGCAGGGCCAATAACTCTCGCCATACCACACCAGTTGGCTTAGTGGAAATAAACGCTAAGTTTTAAAAATCGTCAACCCCAAAAAAAAGAGGCTCAGTTATAATTAAATAACCGAGCCCCTTTAGTGACACAATGACAAACAGAACTGACAACTAACGGCGGCTAGTAAACACTAGAACCCAGAGTTTGCCAAGCGTCTTTCTACTTCCTCTCTAAACGCTGGATCTGTTTTATATTCAGGCTTACGCATATCTGCAACCATCTGTTCTTTAGACTCGTAACCTGCGGTTCGCGGCTTGCCGCCTCCTTGTACTAGGTTAGGAGATACACCGTTCTCCGAAGCGTACTTTGAATACACACCCTGCAGGGCCATTTGAATTTTAGCTGTGTTACCTTCTCTAACTATATCGTTGTAAGAATCTATCTCAGCTTCAGATAGATTATCAGTAGCCCACTCTAGAATTTGATTATAGTTTTCGTCGCCGCCTACAATTTCTGTAACTTGGCTGACAGACTTATCTCTAATAGCTTCTTGTCCTTGAATAAAAGCATCAATTAAATCGGGACTAAAGTTATACTTCTCTTGTAGTTCTTTATAGGAGTCTTCACTTAACTGTCCATTGTTGGACAGGTACTCATCTTCATAGCGATCAAATTGCTCTACTCCAATGAACTCTTGTACTTGTTCTACAGCCTCTTCGGCTGATTGTTGCTCTTGTTCTTCTTGGGTATTTTCCTCTTCAGAAGGTTCGCCAAGCTTTTGCTCAAGTTCGTTGTAAGACTTAACAAGGTCTTCAACGCTGTTGAATTTTTCGGGAAGACCTTCGACTCTTGGTTGTTCTTCGGCAACTTGAGGTGCGTCTGGGCCTGAGTTATTGTCAGTAAA